AACCAGGGGTGTACATGGCGCATAATAACGAAACCTTCGTTAAGCACCATCACTGTAAATCCAATCCAAAATATCATAATATACTATTTAATCTCTTTTGCAAATCCGTGAACGCTAGTGTGAATATCATTAAAAGGCTTGCTTAGAACCTGATACCAACCCCATTGTGCAGGCAATAGTTTGTGTTCTTTTACTAACTTCCTTACTAGTGCATGATCAAAATGTTTTCTGTGATGTATAATGAATGTGCTAGGTAAAAATTGAAACCAATCATCTTCTTTGTTATTTCTATCTGCTTCAGCCCATTTGCCTGAACCAAACTCTGGTCCTCTATTTTCCCTAGTCATAAATCCAACAGGTCCTTTCTCATAGGCACGTCTTAACCAATGGTGCATGTCTACCTGTCTATCTATCTGTGTGTTCCAATCACACCGTATAATCAAATCAAATCTGATAGGAATTTTTTTAAGTAAATCACTATGTTGCATAATAGGAACAATGTCAAAATAAAGTTCATCATACATAATTTTGTTGTCATAATATTTCTTAAATTTACCGTGTTTACATTCTACCTTTGCTTGCATAGGATGATAATGCCATTTTGGATAATGCATGGTAGATAATCTATCATGATATTCCTTTGGAATCAAATTAGTTTTGTTACTAAACGTATGAAAGTAAAAATTACTTCCTGGAAATTTTTGATTAAGAAGTTCAACTATGTTTGAGTTTTTGTCATTGACTCCAGATATACAAATTGCTATCTGCATTGCTTCATCCACTTTTCTATAAAGTTTGTAAAATGTATTTGACTTTTAACACCTGGATGTGGCTTCGTATATCGTTGCTTATCAAGTCCATCGTCTATATGAAAATCTCTCATATGTCTAAACGTTTTTGCTTGCAACGAATTAATTTTTAAGTCATTGAAAACTTTCTTATGTTCATTTATCAAATGATAATTTATCAAATGAAAACTTTTAACACCTTTGCTTTCTAAAAAGCTATGCACATAATTAATTAGAATGCAATTTTCGTAAACACAATCATAATCATAATGATAGTCTTCATAATATGTTTGAATTAAGTTTGAAAATTTGTCTTTACCTTTTTTGTCAAAGCCTTTCCAAAAACTATCAGGCATATGATCCTTGTGAATAAACATAGGCATCATGTGTAGTCTAGGCGAATCAGCACCTGGATATAATCTTTTCTTGTTTTTCTTTGTAAGTTCTTCTTTGAATATTGTTTTTCTTTCAAAGTTACTCCAAAGTATGACTGCTACTGTTGGTTCTTTTATTTCATAATTTACGATTTCATCTGCAATCATTTTATTGCTTGCACCAGGAACAGCCATGTTATCTAATCCAGTGAATTGCAATCTAGTTTTTAAATGATTTGGCCAGCCCATCTTGCTAGGCTGTTCACCTGGTCCAGTAAAGTCTGGTCCTATGCAATCTGGCAATCCGTGACCATAGGTAAAACTACAACCAAATACTGCTAATCTATGTTTGTGCCAATCCATGTATTTTTCCTTGCTGATGTATCAAAATCAAAATCCCAATAGTCAATATCTTTTTTATACCAATCGGCAATAATGTTAATTGTATGTGGCTCGTAAAGGTCCATGTAGTTTTCTTTTATGCTTGTTACATTTCTTGCTCTAGGCATTTCACTTATATTGAAATATTTTACTGCGTCTTTATCAAGATGTTCTAGGCGTAATATATCACATTTTACATTGCCACTATCATCTGTTACATGATCTAATTGTGGATACCATCCACGTATTGCTCTATACCAAGTCAAATCCTTGTTGCCCCACACATGTCGTTCTTCAATAAAATGTTCTAACGATCTTGTATCTGCATAAGATTCTTTTACTAGTCCTCTGTTTACTGCTTGTTTTGCAAAAAGATATCTGCTTACAACTTTACTCCACGGATTTCTAACAATAGCAAATGCATCATGTTGGCTTGTGTGATTTGGATTTACATCTCTCCATCTAGCATGTTCAACACCCTTGGTATCTCTTTCATTGTAAGCCTTCATAGTGTCTCTAAAGTTTTTAAAATTAGCAATCATGTGTTTATTAACTACCAAAATTTTATCATGGAAAATTTCATTGTCTCTAATAGTCATGCCGCCATTTTTTGGTATGTGTATGAATAGTTTCATTCGTAGTCCGTATATTGTTTTTCTTCTACAACATCTGAATTAGTGTGTATGTTGATTTTTCTTTTTATTTCTGCACGTTTATCATTATAAAAATAAACATCTCTTGCTAGTTGAATAAAACCCCAACCAAAATTATTTTCTGATTCACAACGTCTTTTATTATTTTCTATATCCCATAGTTTAGAATTTATTTCGAACAATTCTTTAGTAAGATTTTCTACTATAGGATCATTATTCAATACTTTGTTTTCTAAATATTGTAATTCTTTTTTTATGTTGTGTAACTTATCAGCGTCGGTTATGCGTTCTTTTTTTATTCTAAGAATTGTTATTTTATCATAGAGTTCGCCGATAGAAACTTCTATTTCAACTTTCATTATAAATCCTTATTCCGTTATCTTTTGCTCTATGCATATGATGACTCCATTTTCCTGCATTACTTGTTGTATATATGTGTATGTTTTCAGGATGGAAATATACTTGAGACAAATGCAAGAATCCACTATCTATTCCAACATGATATTTTGCTTTTGTCATAGCATAAGCAATATGCTTCAAACTATTTTTTAAATAATCATTCGTTGACTGTCCACCAACAACCACTACATCATAATCAGCATATTTGGATAATATTTTTTGTTGTATACTTCCGTTTATGCTACGTCTTTTTGATGTACTGTCCCACTGCACTGTTATAAATTTTTCAGGAAGATTCACATCATTAGAGCAATCTACTGCTTCTAGTTGAGGAAAATACTGAAGACAACTAGTGAGATCTACCCCTTCAGTTGGTTCAAACCTTTGAGGATAGTCTTTGTATATTTGAGCTTTAGCATTATGATAACCTTGTAATCTTACATAATTTACAAAGTCTGGATTACTCTTTGGTTCATAGTCAAGATGTGTAATAATATTAACTTTATCTTTTGGAAACAAATCTAATATCTCAGCCCAGCTTTCTGGCTTATTTCTATTCCAATGATGCTTTGATAAATGTAAATTTACCTGCTGTCCGTTTATAGTTCCGTAATTATAGGCAAGTAATATACTATGTACTCTATCTCCTAAACCTGGTGCTCCGTAAATAAAATTTTTTTTGACGGTACTAAAAGCCCGCATGACTAAATTTATCAACCAATTGCCTCCATTAGCTTTGTAACATTTTCACCACGTTCTGGCAGTAAGTCTTTTAAAAAGAAATGTATGAAATGTGCTTCTGGTAAACGTTTGTCATCTATTCCTTTATATAAACCATTCCATTTCCAATCTAAATTCTTGGTTGGAATATTTTCTTTCTTAACCCAATAGTTAAGTAGCATTTGATCAGTTGACCACTTACGGTATCCAATTCCATCTACAAAGTCTCTAAATTCAGGACGTCTTATAAATTGTTCAGCTGTTTGTCCTTTTAAGAAAGGCAAAAACTTTTTACTATTAATAACCATCATTCCCATATTATAAAATTCTGCTCCTAGCTCATTCCATTTCCAATTTACATCTGTTAAATTTTCAAAAGCAGACTTAGAATATTTTCTTATTTTTGATTTATATTTTTTTGCACAAGGCAGTTCTCTTTCTGCAACTGCACCAAATGCATATTCTTCAGTGAGGTCCCAAAATATATTAGGAGCTTGTTGTCTTATATAAATGTCACTATCGATAATTGCTACTTGTTCATATTGGTTTAGATACGTAAAGGCATTTTCTTTTTCATATATAGGCATGTAACCTAAACGCTCTACTGCTTCCTTACTTCTACCTGTTCTTGACATATCTGGTCTAATTTTTAATATAGGTTCACGTTGTACAATATGTGTCATATTATATTTGTTACAATAGTTTGCAACACTTTGTATACAATATTCATACAATTTACTTTGCTTTCCTACAGCTACCTGATAAATCATTCTTTTCATTTAAGATCCTTTGTAAAACTCATTTTATCTGATTTAAAAGTTACTTTGTTTTCTTTATCAAACTTCATATCTACAATACCATCGCATAACATCCAATCTGCTGGCATTGCTCCATTGTTATGTACCCAGTCTAATATTTTTTTCGCTCCATTAGGAGTTATTCTGTATGCTCTTGCACCTTCATACCAATTTCCTGGAGGTATTGGTTTAGCTTTGTTAAAGCCCTCAAATTTATATACATCAACATCTAAAAATTGCCCCATTGGCTTTTTAAAAATGACATCATGTTCAAAGATACAAATTGGCTGTTGTTCTAAGAAACATCTTTGCCACAAAAGGTACTGACTTAAGAAACAACCTTGTACACCAGGGCTTTCCATTAACCTTTTGCATTTTTTGTGTTCCTTATAAGGAAATAAATTATGGTCCTGTAATTTTTCTAGTGTGCCATCTACACCAGGAAATAAAGATACATTCCAGCCATGAAACCTACCAGTTTCTAATGCACGAATAGCCATGTTCACACTATTTTCATATTTTGGCAAGTAGACAATGTATCCTTTGTTCACGGTAAATCCCTAATTTCTTTTAAGATTTTATTATACCAGTGCTCTGGCAACCATTTTACTTGAGCGGCTTTGAAACGTTTATCTTCTTTTTTACTTCCTTTACCTGTGCTAAAAACTTCATCTCTTTTCATTCCCCAAGCGTTCCATTTGTAAGGAATTTTTTCCCAATGGTTTCCCATATTAGCCCATTCTGCGATTGTAGCTTTAAGTACGTCTTGATCAACATACCAATACACACCTCGTTCAAATGCTTCTATCATCCGTGTACTGAATAGATCTCTAAACTGCATTCCTTTATCCTCTATTCCTAAAGATAAAGCACTTGCAATAAACACCCCAGGATCTTTTGGTTTGGGCATAACAGATACGTATTTTGTAAGTTGCCTAAAGTCAGCAGTATGAAATCCGTTACGTAAGATTGTATCACAATCAATTTGGAAAATATGTTGATGCGGATTTTTAAATAATTGATTTAATCTCATGAATCTTACACTTGCAAGATATGTTCTTCTTGCAATATAATCAAGATCATTTGTTTTGAAAATATGAATACCCTCTTTCATACGTTTTTTATTTTTATCTAAATTTGCATAGAAATCTTTTGTTACAGATTCATGTGTGTAAGTAAATTTGTACTTGCTTTGTAAATCATCTAGCACATGCTTGTCCATGTTGCCTTCGTTTATAATATGGCAATGTACATGTACCCAACCCACTGTTCTATTAATACTTTGTTGTAATGCATAACCATGTCTATCAAAGTAATCATAATCGCAACTGAAAAATACTATATCTGTAGCTTCTTCAGGAACACATCTTCCTTCTAATGGCGGCAACTTAAACATCTGGACTAATTCCTGGTCTATATCCTAAGACAGCATTTTTTTCGCCTTTGCCTAATTTTCTTATCATTCTGTATCCTAATGGCATAAGAATGTCTCTAATGCTATCTTGTTTGTACCCATATCTTTCTGGATGATCTTTTCTCTCATATAAAATTATAGGCTTACAACGTTCTATTGTTTTTATAGCACCTTTAGCTACAAGTGGTTCGTATCCTTCAGCATCTATTTTAATAAAATCTACATTGCTCAATTCAAAAGAGTCTAATGGTTTTATTTTAAATTTTCCTTCTTTTTTATCTGGATTAATATGAGTTCCAAAACTTTTATTTGTTGTTTTTATATCAACGTTTTTCTCAACGTCACCTATTCCTACAGGATGTGTAGTGACATTAAAACTTTCTTTCATGTTTAAATTATATTGTAAGCAAGGAAAAATATTTAGGTTGATTTCAAAGGCATGCACATGTTCAAAACTTTGGCTCAACCTATACGAAGTAATACCTACGTGTGCTCCTATATCAACTGCAATACGCAATTTACTACAATGAGATATTGCAGTTTGCAATTCAAGATTTTGATATTCTTCAATCTTTCCCATGCCTTGTTTCTTAGCACTCTTCAAACAAATGTCGTCTTTAATAGTTTGCCAACCATCTAATGTAATATACTTCATCTTTTAACCTGATAATCAAACGTACATAACCAAGCAAGTCCGCTCTGGTAATCATCTCTGCTGAATTGACTCCATGCAATATGTTCTAGCATATCCATTCTATCAAACCCAACTTGATTTTGCCAATGTTGCACTGCACTTTGCCCTAGTATCTCTATTGGTTTACCAAGACATAATGCTTCTACTGCGGCCATACTATGATATGTAATTACTTTCTTTGCTTTCTTCATCATAGGAATAATTTCCTGCCATCTCTGCTTTCGTTTTCCTATTTTTTCTCTTATCATCAAAGGACCTTGTCCTTCGTAGTATTTAATAGTTTTATCTCTCCAGGATTTGTAATCTTCACCCATATACTTAAATATGTTACTTTCATTAGGCATTACAAGTAAATTGTAATCACCATTCGGATTCCATTCTCCCCAAAGACTATCGTCAATCTCAAGGAGTTTGCGTCTGCTTTCGCTAACTGGTCTCACAACTGTATTTTGTAGTGAATTGTAACTGATACGATAATGCATAGGACGTTTATGCTTGTGATTACCTATGTAACCATTATCTATATGAAAAAAGTTTATTGATTTATCTTTTATTATTGCATCAAATACCCAGTCATCAAATGGATGGCTAAATGCTAGATATCTGTCTTTTTCAATTTCATCAGCTGAAGAAATTGTCTTTACATCACAATCACTGTAAAGATAGGTAAAAAGTTGACCTCTAAGTTTTTTACTATTTTCTGGTACCTGAAACTTATAAGGAAGCATCTTCCATGCCTGCTACTCTTAACTTGACTACATTAGTGATTTGCCACTGTTTTTGGTCAAGTCCTTTTAGCAAGCCGAGCCACTTGTTTCGCAAAAGTGCAAATTCGTTTATGATCTTTTCATAGTCAACTACATCTGCTTCACCGTCAACGTACTTTTCAACGTCTCTACTAGACAAAGCTCTTTGATAATTTTCGAGATACTTTTTAAAAAATGTGCTACGCAGTCTGCGTAATTCAATATTTAGATAATTTAGAATTGCTTCGATTTCTTGTAACTGATGGAATCTATGTTCAACAATGCCGGGCATTTCTGCCGCGGCACGTTCAACATTACCTTTTAGCTTTACTTCTTGTCGAGCGTTGGCAAGTTCTGATTCAAAGTGTGTAATTGCATCAGGAATCTTGTTTATATCTCTAGCTACTTCAGAGTACCAACCCATTAGTCATCCCAATCATCGTCCTCAGCATCGTCAACTTCATCGATGTCTAAGTAGTAGTTTATAGCAGAATCAAGATGATCGCAACTGCCTATTGCTTCTCTAAAGTCTGAGTCTTGTGCTCCATAATCGGCACAAGTATCTACAAAACTTTCAGCAACAATATCTATTTGCTTCTTGTCAATGCTATCTTTAAATGTGTTCCACACGTCAACAATAAGACTGCTTTCCATAGTAAAATTACTCCTGTTCTGGTTCTGTTGGTTCTGCAACCTCGATATTTACCTCTGAGGATTGATTATTGATATAATCTGACATAACCATGTTTAACAGTTCTCCAGACCAGTTTTTACGATATTCTTTAGTTTCTTCACCTGCAGAATTAACGTACTTCAGTCTATTACCATCTTTTACAAGTAAGCCTTGTTTTTCAAACATGTCAACAAGTCCACTATACGGATCCATACCTGTTTCATAAGGAATTTTAACCTGCACACCTTCGAAAGGTTTTGCATATCTTGTTTTCATTACCTTACAACCTGCACGAATACCACGTACATCACTTACCTTATTACCATCTTCATCTTCTTTTAATTTTAGTTTTTTCATTGCTACAACAATAGAAGATGCATAGATAAATCCTTGTCCGCCTGATATTTTATCATCTGGATCAAACATATCTTGTGATGCATAAGTGTGGTTAGTACATACCATACCTACGTTATGACTACCAAACATGTTTACACAGTTTCTTACAAGTGCAGTAAGTGCCTTAGGTTTACGACCCATGTCACCTTTCATATCACCCTTGTTAAACTGATCTACATCAGTTGGAGTCAACAACATGCCTAGTGAGTCAACAACAAACAATACCTTTGGTCTTTCTTCTTCAGGCATTGCTTTGTAATCATTCATGAATACACTAATTGTCTTAGCAACATCATCAATCATTGACATGTTTAGTTTTAGTAGTTTGCTTTCGCTTGTGTCTACATCTAGTCTTTGTAACCAGTCTTCATCAAGTGCATTTTCACTGTCTACCAAAACTACAAATATACCTTGTTCTTGTGCCGCCTTTACAATGTTACCAGCACAGAAATAAGATTTACCTGAACCTGATTCACCTGCAAATACAGTTACTTTTCCTAACGGAATACCTTTATGGAAATCACCTGATACAAGATAATTGAGTGCATAGTTACCTGTTGAAATCCAATCAGTGGGATCATTAAATCCTGCACTCATTCCTGTAATGGATTTTGTTAATTGTGTCCTAAACTTTGTAGGATCAAACGCCTTTGCCATTTTACCTCCTTAATAAGCCTTATGGGGGATTTCTCCCCCACAATATATATTTTTATTGATTAGTTCTCGCACGTATCATGGAAAGAATGTCTTCAGCTTTTCCACTTGTTGTTGGTGCTGGCTCTTCTGCCTTTGGTGCTTCTGTTACCGGAGTAGCTTCTACCGGAGTTTCCTGCTTTGGGGAAGTATCCACCTTTGCAGTTTCAGAACTTGCAGATTTCACAGGATCACCTGTTCTAGCCGCCATACCCGCTGGACGGAAATATTGTCCGAAACGATCCATGTCGTATGCTTCACCATCGACACTCGCTTCAAACATTTCCTTCATTACTTTCACTTCGACATCTGAGGGCTTCTTAGGAAGGAAGTCATTTAGATTAAACAATCCATTTGCTTCGATTGCTTTCATCTCTGCGTCTGCTAATGGACGCTCACGTCTTGCCCAACTTGATGTTGAGTAGTCAGCATATCCGCCTTTAGAACTTTTAGTTAGACGGAAGTCTACACCAGCAGTATAATCTGTTGGCAGTTCTTCCATATCAGGATCCATAAGAGCCTGTTTAATAATTTGGAAAATTTGCGGTCCAATTATAAAACGTCTAATTGGATTTTCTGGAGTTGAATCCTCATTAAGAGCATTCTCAGTTACAAACCCTTGGAAGATATAACTTCTTTTCTTCCAATATTTACGACCCATGTCCTCAAGACTTGGATCTTTAAACCAGCCACGAACTTCGTTCAAAATTTCACAGCTATCACCATACATTTCCATACAAGGAATTTGTACTTGTACCGGACGACTATCAGTGTCGCCTTTTA